CCTCAAGCCATGAGACGGCGTACCCGGTGAAGATGCTGTAGGTCGTGCCTGCATAGGTGGCACGGATGCGCAGCGGCACCCACGGACGGATACCGGTGATGAAGCCGCTTGAGTACGGGCCGAAGGGAAGGTTCGGGCTGAAGCGACCGTCGCCGTTCGACAGCACCATGGGGCCGGTGCCCGCCTGCCAACGTGAAGTCTCGCGACTGAACTGGCGCTGCGTGTCGATTGAGCGAACGAAAGCGGTGATGTCCTGCCAGACGACATCGGGGCCCCAGGTGGCCGAGTTGAAGTTCGAGGCATCGAAAGCGCCGTAGCTGCCAGTCGCCGACGAGAACGCCACCTCGACGGTGAGGGTGACATTGCCACCCCAGCCGGTGACGCTCATCGCCGCCACCCTGGGCCGTTGCGCAATTCGTAGGCCTTGATTGCCTGAATGACCTGCTGACCGATGGCGGCACCGTCGGCGCCCATGCCGGCGTTCACCGAGATGTTGTAGGTGGGGCCTGCGCCGCTTGGGGCGAGCGAGTTACTGATGGCGTCGTTCGGGGTGATGACGCCGCTCGTCGAACCGAGCGTGAGTAGTTCCGGGCCTTGCTCGCCGACGAGATAGGTGCTACCTGCCGACACCGGGCCACCGGCGGCGCGCTTGCCCTTGATGTTGCCGATCAGGTCGCCGCCGACGGTGGTGGTGACGCCCTTGATGTTCAGGCTCAGCTGCGTGTCGACCTGCGTCGGAATGGCCTGCAGCTGCTCGACGTATGCCTGAATCGAGGCGAGCAGCGGCGAGCCGGGCTTGAGGGTTTTCTCGAACGACTGCAGCGACTGGATCTGCATATCGACGCCGAGCTTGGAGTCGAGCGCTGCGCCCTTCGAGGCCACATACGCTTCGCTTGCGGCGATGACCGCATCGGTGGCGTCGCGAGTCGACTGACGCTGGGCGTCGGTCTTCTCTTTGTGATCGCCAGTCGCCTTGGTGTAGTCCTTGATCTGCTCGCTCGCGTTGCGCAACGAGTCGGCGTAATCCTGCTCTTTCTGGATCTGATCGCGAGCGTCGCCGTACAGGCTGCGCTCGGTGTCGAGCAGGTCTTTCGCTGCTTGGTTCTTCGCTGCCGATTCTTCGGCAGAGGCCTTCAGTGCGGCAGCGTGTTCCTTCTCGGTCTGGGTGGCGTCGGCGGTTTCCTGCCTAAGTTCTCCAAGCATCCCCGCTTGCGCTTCGGTGATCTCCTTGGCGTGCTCGGTGGCATCGGCGGTGCCACGCGTTTGCACGACATAATCGGGCATGATCTTTTTGGCCAAGCTGCCAACGATCGGAATCATCTCAAGAAAGCCGCGAGTGCCTTTATAGATCGAGCCTGTCCATGAATCGTCTTTGGCGGCTGCGGCAAGGTCGCTGATGCTTTTGGCTCCGCCGGTAACCCAATCAGTGAGCGGTATGCCTGTGAGCTCTTTCGTCTTGTCATTGAGGTCGGCCATCACGCCGGTCGCATCGGAAATGGCGCCTACGACATTGGCGACCGCTGGAGCGAGGTCGCCGCCAATCTTGAGCGTCACGTTCTCGATTGAGTCGCTCAGGTCGTCAAGTTTGGCGCGCAGGTCGCGCGCCTTCTCCAACTCGGCGGCGTTGATGACTTTGCCGTCTTGAACGCCCGCCAGCGATGCCTTCAGCTTGCCTGAGCCCTGAGCGATGAGCTCGGCCATGCCCTGCCAGCCCTTACCGAGCAGCTGCGTGGCAACGCGCGCTTTCTCGGCGGGGTCGGTGATGCCGTTGAGCCGGTCGATGACGTTCAGGAACGTGCCGTTGACGTCGGTGTTGCCGTCTTTGGTCTTGGCGACCTCAACGCCCAGCTTAGTGAACAGCGCCGGGCTATTGCCCAGCGTCTTGTTCATCTTCCCGAGCGCAGATTCGACTTCATCGCTGGAGACGCCGATGTCGCCAGCGACTTCAATCCACCGGCTCGCATCTTCGACGGCGAGGCCGGTGGCGTCGCTGAACTTGCCAGCGGCGAGCGCCACATGTTGAAACGCTGTGACGGCTTTGATGCCGAAGCCGACGAGAGCGGTGCCTGCGCTAAGTGCGGCTGCGCCGAGGTTGTCTTGCAGAGTCGCGCCCAGACCGGAGCCTGCAGCCTTGAGTTTGTTGACAAAGCCGTCGGCGTTGGCCACTCCGCTGCGCAACTTCTTGAGGCCGCTGTCAAACCCCTTGGAGTCAAGGTCGAACAGTGTGGTGATCCGGTTGGCCATGAATCACCTCCTCAGTCAACGTCAAAGTATTTGCGGGAGGTGCGCCGTAGACCTTTGACTGCGATTTCGTCAATGAGCCGCTCGGCCTGCTTGCGCGTCTCGGTCGCCGTACCTTTGCCCTTGGTGTAGCCGTTCCACCGTTTCGCCTTGCGCTCGCGAACTTTGCGCAACGAGCCGTCTTTCTTGCGGCTGGTGCGACCAGTGCGCACGCTCAAGCCTGGCCCGGAGAATCCGCTGGCATTGCCCTGGTTGCGGCCGACCTCAGCCACGGTCCACGGCCCGGCGCTGGTTTTCGTCGGGGTTAACAAGGTTGCGCCGTTGCGCAACTCTTTGAGTTGCGTGTCAAGCAGTGGAGCCCATCCAGAGAACTTTGGATCACCGCCGAGGTCGGCCGAGGCGACACGGGTGGCGATCGCCTGCATCGCCTCGGCCTGCTCGCGCGTGATTCTGCTCCGCTCGACCTTTTCCAACTCCTGGCCGAACTTTGCCAGTTCCCGCTCAAAGGCAGCAAACGAGGCGAACGTCGGCACGGTCAGGCGGTGAGTTCGGCGAAGCCGCCGGTGACCTGCACCTTCCAGTTCGCCATCGGCAGTTGGCCGACCTGCGCGCTGAAAGTGCTGAAGCCGATGTTGAGTGCGGCGCAGACGAAGCCGGGGTTCGTGCCCGAACGAGCGGCGCTGGTCGGGCGCACCTCGACGTAGATCACCGAGGTCGAGCCGACGGCGCGCACCGAACCGTTGAGGCCGATCAACTGGTTGAGCGCCGACGCTGCGTAGTCGTTCAAGAGAGTCAGGTTCAGTTGGCCCGACTTCAGGCCGGTCACGAATGCCTGGTAGCCGCCGGAGCCGAAGGTCGTCACGTCCTGCGTATCGACGCTGACGCTCTGGTCGATCTGAGTGACGTAGGCCGAGATGTCGCTTGCCGACGACAGCGTGCAGCCGGTCGGTGCGCTGGTGCCGCCGGGAGCGGTGCCACCGGTGGTGGAAGCCGACACGATGACGTACAGCGAGTTGAGTGCCTGAATTGCCATAACGGCTCCTTATGGGGTGACGATCGCGATGGACGCGAGGACGGTGGCGACGGGTGACGCCGAAGCGGTGACGGCGAGGCGCCACCATGTGTCGGTCACCGTGAGGCCGGTGGCCGAGATCCACTGAGCACCGATGGCGCTGAGCGCCGTACCGGCAGTGCCGCGAGCGGTGTATGCGCCGCCCGAGGTCGACGAGCTCTGCAGCTGGAACGTGACGGTGCCGGTGCCCGAGTAGCCGAGGACGTGCACCGCAGCGACGACCGTTTGCGTCGACGTGAGCGCACCGACCTGCACGGCGGTGGTGTTTCCGGTGGCGGTGATGTTGGCGCTCGATGCCTGCGTCACCTGGCCATCACCGAGGGCGAGGCCGACACCGGACACCTTCATGTCGACGCCGGGCGCCTGGCCGACGCTCGCCTTGAAGTTCTGAGCGTCGGTGAGGATGCCTTGCGACACGACCGCACCGGTGCCGACGGTGGCACCGTTGTAAGCGAGGGTCAACACTTGCTGAGTGTTGAACGCCGAGCGCACGTACTCGTCCCACGCGGCAGCGGCGTAGTCGTTGAAGCCGGAGAAGCCGACGTTGAGCGTCTTCAAGCCGTTCGCGTATGCCTTGAACGGCACGTTGCGGAACGTGGTGATGTCGAACGGCGCCGACGTCACGCCGTAGTCGAGTTGGTTGGCGTTGCCGGTCGCGTCGAACGAGCCGACCGCGATCTGGACGGCGGTGGTAGCCGATACGGCCATGGTGAAGCTCCCTTAGCGACGAGCGCGGATAGTCACGGTGAGCGTCGACATCACGGCTTCGGTGCCGGTGTCGTTGGAGACTTTCGACAGGCCGCTGGCCTGCACGACGAAGGCGTCGGCGACGACGCCGCCAAGCGTGCGATCGGTTTCGATGGCGTCGATGATCGAGTTCGTCTTGCCGGTGCCGCTGGACAACAGATCCATCACGACGACTTGCGAGTCGATGTCGCTGGCGCCGGAGGCGATCACGACGACTTCGAGGTTCAGCTGGCACAGCACACCGACACCGGCGCCCATCGTTTCGTGATAGGTCACCAGCGGTTCGCTGGCGCGCACGATGGCGCAGGGAAACTGCGGCTCGGTCGGCGGCTGCAGTTCGTAGCAAGCCAGCGCCCTCGAGGTGTTGGTGTCGATCTGGTTGGCCAGGGCGGTGGTGATGGCCTTGATGTCGAGCGCCATCAGCCGATTCCGAACTGCTGAGCGCGACACAGCGGGTCGAGCAGCATCGCCACGTAGGGGTTCTGACGCACGCGCACAGCGCCGAACTCGCCGAACCCGGCGACGCCGCTCCGGTTGTCGCGCTGGTGGAGGATGTCCTTGGCGAGGATCTTCACCGCTTCGATGGCGGGTGCAGGCGTCGTCGCCCAGCCCCAGGTCGCCGTCACGCTGACGGATGCCTTGCCATTCCACACGTACCAGGCACCGGTCAGCATTCGCAGCCGAGTGAATGGCACCGTCGCCGTCGAACCCGAGCGGTTCTCGACCGGCTCGGCCTGGTAGGTGCCCGTGGGTACCGTGGTGCTGTTGTTCACCACCGACGTGATCGACGTACAGTCGTCGATGTTGCAGATGAACCAGCTGACCGGAACGAACAACCGAGCCGACGCTACGCCGGCCGCCTCGAATGAGCGGCCGGCGTAGTCGTAAGCGCTGTAGTGGGCAGCGTCGAGCGCCGCCTGGATGGCCGTGTCGTCA